AAGATACTTTTAAAGGGTTTGCCGAAAGAAGATCGAAGTGATGTACAAACAAAGTTTATATAAGGTTATTGAGCCCATAAAAATAACCACCATTAAAAGATTAAATAGATCTAAAAAATGGGAGTATGGATATAATAAAGAACACGATGTTATTGTTATATCCAAAAGCGGCCAGATTGGGGAAGTGTATAGCATTCAGGGGCTTAAGATAGCATTACCCAAGCCAACCGACGTAGATAACACGAATAATAAATGGGTTGCACACGAGTATCCTAAGGAGCTCAAATCTGTTAAAAGCATATTTGATTGGAAAGATTATCCAGATGAGTTTAAACAAAGATGGCATACCTATATAGACGCCGAATTCACTAAAAGAGATGAAGGGTATTGGTTTAATAACAAAGGAACACCAACTTATATAACAGGAACTCATTATATGTACCTGCAATGGACAAAGATTGATGTAGGCAAACCTGATTTTAGAGAAGCAAATAGATTATTCTTTATATTTTGGGAAGCTTGTAAAGCAGATACAAGAAGCTACGGGATGTGTTATTTAAAAAATAGACGTAGTGGATTTTCGTTTATGGCATCTGGTGAAACAGTTAACTTAGCAACCATATCATCCGATTCAAGATACGGTATATTATCTAAGTCTGGTGCTGATGCTAAAAAAATGTTTACAGATAAAGTAGTTCCAATATCAATTAACTACCCGTTCTTTTTTAAACCGATTCAAGATGGTATGGATCGACCTAAAACAGAGCTTGCATATAGAGTGCCCGCATCAAAGTTAACTCGTAAACGTTTTGAATCAAAAGAAAAAGCATTACAATTAGAGGGGTTAGATACAACTATTGATTGGAAAAATACTGGGAACAACAGTTATGATGGTGAAAAACTTACGTTGCTTGTACACGATGAAGCTGGTAAATGGGAAAGACCAGAAAACATTCTTAACAACTGGAGAGTTACTAAAACAACCCTTAGATTAGGTTCAAGAATAATTGGCAAGTGTATGATGGGTTCAACAAGTAACTCATTAGACAAGGGCGGTGAGAACTTTAAAAAACTATATAATGACTCGGACGTTACGAAAAGAAATAAGAATGGACAGACTCGCTCGGGATTATATTCTTTGTTCATACCTATGGAATGGAATTTCGAAGGATTCATCGATTCTTATGGAATACCTGTCTTTAACACACCGAGCAACCCTGTCAAAGACCACCAAGGAGATAATATCGACATCGGGGTTATTGAACATTGGGAGAATGAAGTTGAGGGATTAAAAGGAGATCAGGACGGTTTAAATGAATTTTATCGTCAGTTTCCAAGAACTGAGGAACACGCATTCAGAGACGAAACAAAAAATAGTATATTTAATTTAGCAAAAATATACGAGCAAGTAGATTTTAACGAAGAAGCAAAATACAGCGCTTTAGTTACAAAAGGAAGCTTTCAATGGCAAAATGGTGTTAAAGATACAAAGGTTGAATTTATACCTAATCCAAACGGAAGATTTAATGTTAGTTGGGTTCCACCCACACATTTACAAAATAAAGTAATACTAAAAAATGGAATTAAATATCCTGGAAACGAACATAGCGGTGCATTTGGCTGCGATAGCTACGATATATCCGGGACTACCGACGGCCAAGGATCTAAAGGCTCTTTACACGGTCTCACAAAATTTAGCATGGAAGAAATTCCTGCTAATATGTTTTTTTTAGAATATATAGCTAGACCGCAAACAGCGGAAATGTTTTTTGAAGATATATTAATGGCATTACACTTTTATGGTATGCCAATACTAGCAGAAAACAACAAGCCTAGATTATTATATTATTTAAAACGAAGAGGATATAGAGGCTATTCAATGAATAGACCTGATAAAATATGGAATAAATTATCGGTTACTGAAAAAGAAATAGGAGGTATACCGAATTCAAGCGAAGATATTAGACAAGCTCATGCTGCTGCAATTGAAAGTTATATAAATAACTATGTAGGTGAAAAAGAAGATGGTAGTTACGGAGATATGTATTTTAATAACACATTAAACGATTGGGCTAAGTTTGATATAAATAAAAGAACAAAATTTGATGCGGCGATAAGTTCAGGCTTAGCGGTTATGGCATGCAATAAAAACAGATACGCCCCAAATCAAACAAGAGAATTAAAAAGCAAAGTTAATTTTAGTTTTTCTAAATATAACAATAATGGAAATTTTTCAAAAATAATACAATAGATGGCAAGAGTATCACCAAAAGGTATTTTTCCGAGTCAAGCAGTTAGCGACGCAGAAAAAGGAGGTTTAGATTATGGACTTCAAATTGCTAAAGCTGTTGAGTCAGAATGGTTCAAAAAAGATTCAGGAGGATCTCGCTATTTCTCTAATAGAGATAACTACCATAACCTTAGGTTATATGCTAGAGGCGAACAAAGCATTAAAAAATATAAAGATGAATTATCCATTAACGGTGATTTGTCTTATCTAAATTTAGATTGGAAACCAGTACCTATTATTCCAAAGTTTGTGGATATAGTTGTTAATGGTATTGCCGAGAGGGTATACGGATTAAAAGCTTTTTCTGTTGATCCTATTGCCAGCAAAAAAAGAACAGAATATGTTAATGAAATGCTTAACGATATGTACGCTCGTGATTTTGCAGCTAAAATATCAGAAGCAACCGGCGTTAATACTTTAAGTAATAAAGAAGAGTCGATCCCAGAGTCAGAAGATGAACTTAATTTACATATGCAATTAAATTATAAACAATCTATAGAATTAGCACAAGAGCAAGCTATAGATAATATTTTTAATTTAAACAAATACGAATTATTAAAGAAAAGATTAGATTACGATATTACTGTTTTAGGTATTGGATGTGTTAAGAATAGCTTTAACACTGCGGAAGGTATAAAACTAGAATACGTTGATCCCTCTGATTTAATATATTCCTACACAGACTCGCCTTATTTTGATGATTTATATTATGTTGGGGAAGTTAGAAGAGTAAGTTTAGTTGAATTAAAGAAACAATTTCCCGAATTAACAAACGAAGATATTGAAGAACTTGAAGGTAAAGGCAATAGCTCATTATTATACAACCAAATTGGTGTAAACTCTTCGGATAAAAATTTTGTATATGTATTGTATTTTGAATATAAAACATTTCAAAACCAAGTATATAAAATAAAAGAAACTAATAGTGGGGCAGACAAAGCAATTAAAAAAGACGACACATTTAACCCCCCTAAAGATTCTAGAGCTAGATTTGAAAAAGTAAATAGATCTATAGAATGTTTATATGAAGGCGCAAAAATAGTTGGCCATGATAAATTATTAAAATGGCAAAAGGCTGTTAATATGACAAGACCTAAATCTGATATTACAAAAGTTCAGATGAGTTACAATATTGTAGCACCTAGAATATACAAAGGAAAAACTGAATCGTTAGTTAGTAGAATGACATCATTTGCCGATATGATTCAAATCACACATTTAAAGCTCCAGCAAGTTTTATCTCGTATGGTTCCTGATGGGGTTTATTTAGACGCGGATGGGTTAGCGGAAGTTGATTTAGGCAATGGAACTAATTATAACCCGCAGGAAGCATTAAATATGTATTTCCAAACTGGTTCTGTTATTGGTAGGTCAATGACACAAGACGGTGAATTTAATAATGGTAGAGTACCTATACAAGAATTAAGAGCTGGTGCTGGAGGTTCAAAAATACAAAGCTTAATACAATCTTATAATTATTATTTGCAAATGATGCGAGATGTTACGGGGTTAAATGAAGCAAGAGATGGAAGCACGCCAGATAGAAATGCCTTAGTCGGTTTACAAAAAATAGCTGCTGCTAATTCAAATACAGCTACAAGACACATACTACAAGCTGGTTTATATATTACTTTAAAAACTGCCGAAGCAATATCATTAAGAATATCTGATATATTGGAGTTTTCAAATACTAAAAATTCTTTTGTACAATCATTAGGCAAAGTTGATGTTGCCACTCTTGCTGAGATTAAAGATTTACATATTCATGATTTTGGAATATTTTTGGAATTATCCCCAGACGAGGAAGAAAAACAATTGTTGGAAAATAATATACAAATGGCTATATCTCAAAAGCAGATAGAACTAGAGGATGCTATTGATGTTAGAGAAATTAGAAATTTAAAATTAGCCAATCAGTTATTAAAATTAAGAAGAAAGCAAAAGTTTGAAAGAGATAGACAAATCCAAATGGAAAATATCCAAGCACAATCACAAGCTAACGCTCAGTCAGCTCAAGCAGGAGCCGCCGCAGAAATACAAAAACAGCAAGGGATTGCTGAAACAAAAGTACAAATTGCACAAGCACAATCGCAATTTGATATTGCAAAACTTGAACGAGAAGCACAAATTAAAAAAGAACTAATGGAGTTTGAGTTTCAACTTAATATGAAGCTTAAAGAGCAGGACAATCAGGTGATTAACAATAAAGAGAAGTATAAAGAAGATCGTAAAGATAAAAGAACAAAAATACAAGCATCACAGCAAAGTGAACTTATAGACCAGAGAAAATCTGGAAAACCGCCAAAAGACTTTGAATCAGCAGGATTTGATAATTTGGGTGGATTTGGTTTAGAGCAATTTGAACCAAGATAATATTTAAACAATTATATTTTATTATGTCAGAAAACATCAAAGCAGAAGCTTTAGACATCGAAGAAAAGTCTATTGCTGAAAAAGAAGCAGAAGTACAAAAAATACCAACCAATGAGGATGGTGATTACACTGTAGATTTAGGAAAAATTAACGAAACAAAAGAAGAAACAGATGCCGTTCAAGAACAAAAAACAGAAGATGGCGTGTTACGCGGAGGCGGCGAGAATGAAAAAGATGGGGAAGAAGCCAAAGTGGAACTGCAAGAAGTACAGCAAGAAAAAGTAGAAGAACCTGTACTTGAAGAGGTTATTGAAGAAGAAGTTTCGGAAGAGCCGGCTCCAGCAGCTGAAGAAAAACAACCACAGCAAGAAGTTGAACCGGTTGAAGAAACAAAAGAATCAGAAGTAAACCTACCAGAAAACATACAGGACCTGGTAAAATTTATGGAAGAAACCGGTGGTACTCTTGAAGATTATGTCAGATTAAATGCTGACTTTTCAAATGTAGATCAAAATACATTATTAAGAGAATACTATAAACAAACTAAGCCTCATTTAAGCTACGATGAAGTATCGTTTTTATTAGAAGATCAATTTTCATTTGACGAAGAAATTGATGAGGAAAGAGATATTAAAAGAAAAAAACTTGCTCTTAAAGAGGAAGTCGCAAATGCCAATAAGTTTTTAAATGAAACTAAGGATAAATACTATAAGGAAGTCAAGTTGAGTTCCAAATTAGCTCCTGAACAACAAAAAGCTATTGATTTTTTCGACAGATACAATAAAGAGCAAAAATCAGCTGAAGAATTATTACAGCAGCAAACAAAACATTTTGAACAAGAAACTAGTAAAGTTTTTAGCGAAGGATTTAAAGGTTTTAATTTCGACGTAGGAGACAAGAAATATCGTTTCAATGTAAAAGATGTTAATAAAGTAAAGGAAACCCAAAGTGATTTATTAAATGTTTTTAATAAATATGTTGGTGACAATAAAATGTTACAAGACGCCGGGGGTTACCATAAAGCTTTATTTGCCGCTTCTAATCCTGACAAAATAGCTAACCATTTTTATGAACAAGGTAAAGCTGACGCAATCAAGCAAATGAGTGCGGAGGCCAAAAACATTAACATGGACCCTAGAAAAACTTCTAGTGGGTATGTTGACGCTGGCGGAATAAAAGTAAAAGCTATTTCTGGGGATGATAATTCTAAGCTAAAATTTAAACTTAAGAATTATTAACTAACAAAAAAAAATTAAAATGGCGAATAACAATTCATTTGCTGGCCCATTGGCTGGCAGCATTTTGACTCCTTCGGCTCAAAAAATGACAACCTTAGGAAGTTACTTAGACATCCAAAACGATGGATGGGCTAAACAATATCTACCTGAGCTTTACGAAAGTGAAGTACAGAGATACGGGAACAGAACTATTTCTGGATTCCTTTCACAAATTAGTGCAGAAATGCCAATGTCTTCTGATCAAGTAATTTGGTCTGAGCAAGGTAGACTACACTTATCTTACAACGGTACAATTAACTGTACAGATGGTGTTGTAACTTCAATAACTGGAATTGATAGTGGCGCAACTGAAGCTCACGCTGTAAGAAAAGGCGCTACTGTAGTTGCTGAAATTACTGGATCTGCTGGTACAGTTGTTGTAAAAGCTTTATGTACTGAAGGCGTTGAAACTGCTACTAACGCATTGAAATTAAAGCCTTACGGAGGGCAAAATTTTGATGATTTAGATGTTTTAGTTGCTAACGATACAGCTGTAGCTATTAAATTTTTCGTATACGGTTCTGAATTTTCAAAAGGAACTGCTAGTATGACTGAATCTATTGAGCCTACATTCAAAACTTTCACTAACAAGCCAATGATTATTAAAGATCACTTTGAAATCAATGGATCTGATACTGCTCAAATCGGGTGGGTACAAGTAAGTGGTGAAAGCGGAGAGTCTGGATACCTATGGTACTTAAAATCTTCTGCTGATACAAAAGCAAGATTTGATGACTATTTAGAAATGATTGCAATTGAATCTGAAAAAGCTGACGGTGCATCTGAAGTAGGTGTTGCTGGTTCTCAAGGATTACTTTCAGCTATTGGCGAAAGAGGAATTGTAGCTACAAATCAATTTGATTCAGGTGCAGTATTATCTGAATTTGATGATGTATTAAAAGAATTAGACAAGCAAGGAGCTATTGAAGAAAACATGCTTTTCTTAGACAGAGATGCTAACTTAGTAATCGATGACTTACTTGCAGGATTAAATCCAAATATTTCTGGAGGTCTTGGATTTGGAGTATTTAATAACTCTGAAGACATGGCGTTAAATTTAGGTTTTTCTGGTTTTAGAAGAGGTTCTTATGACTTCTATAAAACTGACTGGAAATACTTAAACGACAAGTCAACAAGAGGTTCGATCGGTGGATTAAAAGGACTTTTAATTCCTGCTGGAACATCTTCAGTATATGACCAAAACTTAGGAAGCAATGTTAGAAGACCTTTCTTACACGTAAGATATAGAGCTTCTCAAGCTGACGATAGAAAATTAAAATCTTGGGTTACTGGTTCAGTAGGTGGAGCATCTACAATCGGTGATGACAAAATGGAGATTCACTATCTATCAGAAAGATGTTTAGTGGTTCAGGCTGCAAACAACTTCATAAGATTTGACTCATAAATTTTAATGTAATTTTTACCCTCGTTGTAACGACGGGGGTAATCATTACTCTTATTAATTATATTATATTATATCATGGCAAAAATTAAAGAAAAAGCAACTAAAGTTGCGCCCAAATGGGAAATAAAAGATAAA